CATGGGAGGAACTGGTATCCCAGGCATACCGCCGCCTGCGCCAACCGTAGCCGGAGCAGTAGCCCCTTGGCGTGGCTGGTCTATGGGTCGAGGCTGTCCGTACTGCCCTGTATTTGGGTCTTTCGAGACAACGAAAGTTCTACCGTCTGGGCTTTGGATGATCTTCTCATCTGGCTGTTGAGCCTGCTTCAACTGAAACTCTGCCGCCTGCTGCTGAATCTTCGCGGTTTTCATCTGCTGCTCTTTGAACAGCCGAGCCATTTCAGCCTCTTGATCCTCTTTCTGCTTGCGCTGCCGATAGCCTAAACCACCACCACCTGCGAGAAACTCAACTAACGGGTTCATGTTTGCCCCCAAAGGTTTTTAAGAAGTCCTGCGTAAAAGCCGCCTTCGAGGTCGGCCATGCCCTGATATGCGCCAGCGTTAGCGTACATTTGATTGTTGCCCAGACTCGCCTGACCAGCCGCCGAGGGCTGTCCTACGCCCTGCACAAGGCTAAGGAACTGGTTGAACGATTGCTGGTCGTTAAAGAGCTTCTGAGCGTTCTCACGGTATTTCTGGTCATACTGCTGCTCGTTCGCCAGTACACGATTGGCAAAGTTCTGGTTCTGCTGACCTACGCCAAACTGAGCCGCGCCCAACTGCTGCCCATAACGCTGCTGGTCTGCGTTCAGGCTTGCAAGGAAGTTGCGGTAGTCTTGGTCTGATCCAAATTGAGCGCCTGCCATCTGTTGCCCGAATCTTTGGGCGTCTTTCCCCATCCTGTTTTGAATGTTGGCAAGGTCACGATTCAACCTGAAGTCCTGACCAGTCTGCCACTGGTTAAACAGTTGGTTGTTAGCCGCAAGGTTCATCGAGTCCCGAGAGGACTCAACATTCTGAAGCGTTGGGATCAGCCTTGCATAGTTCGCCATTGTCGAGTCATTCAAGGCTTCCATTGTCTGCCCGGACTTGAATTTGCCAGCCGCTACCCCCGCATCCTCGATCTGCTTGCGGGATTCGTTCTGCATGGCCTGGAGGTAGGGGTTAGACGGGTCAAGCAGGTTTGTCTGGTTGACCGCCACCTCTCGGGCCTGGGCTGGCCCTACTGTGGTGGTAGCCTGAATCTCATCAGTTCGGGACTGCGGCCCCGCATACGCCCCAGGTACTTGCCCGGACATATTGTTCGCCGTCGGCCCTTGCACGTTGGTATCGGGGTTAAGGGAGAAGTTGCCCGCTCCCAAATCTCTCATTGTCGGCTTATACTTCGCCTGGGACTCAGCATTGCCGATATTCCTGATCCCCAACTGGTTGTAGGGGTCGAGTCGGTTGACGCCGTCCTGATACATCGTGCGGTTGAAGTCTAACTGATCGTCCAGCGCGTCCTTCGCCTTGTCTGCTGCGTAGTTGGACATTGCAGTATTAACCAGCACCTGACCCAGCCCCACGCTGTTTGCAGAGCCGCCTGAACCGCCGCCCCATAGTCCCTTTAAAAAGTCCGTGAATGAGCTCACGCCATCGCCTCCATCGGAGTTACCTCCGCCAAATAAACCCCCGAAAATCTCCCAGGGTATGTTAAATCCGCCATCGTTTGAGCCTGTTCCGCCTGTGCCGCCAGTTCCACCTGTATTGTCGGTGCCTCCACCTATGTTGTCGGTGTTGCCAGTCTCAGGAGGGGGGCCAAATACGTTGTTTCCCTCATCGTCCTCGTACCAGCGCCAATCTCCAGCAGTGTCTTGGTTCTGCTCCCACCAGTCCTCGCCTTGCTGCATGACATCCCCGAAGGTATCGTCGCTAGAGCTACCAAGGTCTTTGAGCCAGCCGTTTAAATCGTCATCGAGGATTGAGCCTAGAATATCGTCAAGCCATCCATCGTCTGATCCAGATGCAGGGTCTTCCCAGTTCGCCCACTCCTCGTCAGTGACATAGCCATCGCCGTCAAGGTCTACGCCCTCTCTCTGATTGAGCGCGTTCTGGTTGTGGGCCAGAGCGTCCTGATAGGTCATGCCCTGATCCAGCAAGCCTTGCAGGACAGGGTTGTAGCCAGGATCAACGCCAAGTGCCTGATAGATGGCAGGGTCAAGAGTGTTCGGGTCTACAGCGCCAGAATTCAGATTGTTTTCAAGCAGTTGAGCCGCCATGCCGATACCACCATCGGCTACGACTTGGTTAAGGTCAACGCCAGACTCAGCCATGAGTTTTGTGAACTGGTCATAAACCTGCAAAATATCCGCAGGCACAATCTCGTCAGCGCCCACCGGATTGCCTGCCGCAGAGTGCCACCAAGGATCATCAGCAGTATCGTCAATGACCCCCGCATCGCCGGGGTTCTGATAAATATCCCCGCCACCCGTATAGCCGGGGTTGGTTGGGTTCAGGTTGGTGTTAGGGGTAGTCCCGCCGCCAGACGATCCAGCGCCGCCCGTTTGGGGGTTCTGAAATGCCGCCCACTCCTGATTCGTAACAAACCCGTCACCGTCAAGGTCGCCGCCCTGGTTGATAGCGTTAGCATTGTGGGCTAGGGCTTGCTCCCAGGACATTCCCTGGCGCTCCATCAGCCCCTTGACGTTGTTGTAGAACGGCAGGAATGCCGCCCACTCAGCGTCAGTTACCCATCCGTCATTGTCTGAGTCTGCGCCGAGGTAGACGGCGTGAGCGTTGCGCTCCTGGTCTGTCGCCATTAGCTATTCTCGGCTGAACTGTTCGCGTCTGTTTTCGCCATCACAACTTCTCTGTCAGGTTAAACGCCACGTTGCCCTCTGCGCCATTACCGGAGTTAGGCGCAATCGTAGCCGTGATGACTGTACCGGGGCCGAACTCTCCTATAGATAAATCATCCTTCAGATCAAGCACTGCCTGCCCTGTTTTTCCCAGAGGTAGGCCAAAAAAGAACGTCCCCCCTGTTGCCGCCGTGGCCGAAGTATCCTTCTGGATGGGCGAGGTGTTGCTGTCGATATCCGAAAAACTGGCCCCGGTTAGCGTAGCGTTACTATAAAAGTTGATAAAGCAAGGCTTCGTATGTTCGACGGACGCAGCAATGTAGTTGATCTTGATCTTGCTCCGGTTCTGCTTGCTTTGGAAGACTTCCTTAACTCTGAACGACACAATAGGGGTTTCTGCTGCCGTTCCAGAAAGAGTCTTTTGCCCCTCGATCCCGATCTTTGGGCCTATGTTTAACTTGGCCCCGTCCGTAAATGCGCCAAACGACGCAGATGACAGCGTGAGGTCAGAAGTGTTAGAGGTGTTCTCCACCCTCATAAACATACCCATCGTGGGGTTGTCAATCGAAGGAACGGTAAAGTTGTTTGAGTATTCGATAGCGTGAACTAAGTGCAGTTCGCCGTCATCAGGGTCTTCAATGTAGAACCGAATGAGTCCAGCGCCAAGGTACTGAAAGTCAATCTGGAATACGTTAAGTTTGGTCGGGTCAAGCGTTACGCCAGTCAGACCGTTCCCGTCAAAAATATCATCCCCATTCCATGAGGCTTGGGCCACCCATGAATCAGTCGGAGCCGCGCCAGCAAGTGTCTGGGCAAATGTGCCTACCGCAGTGCTGGCCCCAGAGAGCGAGTATGTGCCTGTCCTTGATGAGTCATCCCATGACGTAAACACAACCGTACTTCCCACTGCTTTAGCTGTCCAGCCACGCCCTACATCAGAGTAATCGTGCGCTGCAATTTCGTTTGCCGTCAGCGTTGTGTCGCCTGTATTCGTTACAGCTACCGTAGCGTCTGCTGTGCCATCGAGGGTAATGGTAATGTTCTCTGCTGTGGATGAGGCAGTCGAGACTGTCAACGTCCTGATCTCCGGTGAGCCGCCTTTCCTGCGGAGAATGCCAAAGCTCGTCCCGTTGTACCCGAAGAAGAACCCTTCCCCAGCATCGCCAATACCAATGATCTGCTCACTATTAGCCACGCCCGTTGTGAACATGCCAGTAAACCTAGCCCTTACACCCAACCCCGGCTCGTAAAAGATTGAGTCGTTCGATAACAACGTAGAGGATGAGTTAGCCGCCGCACCAGTAGATAGTTGCGCCATTGAACTTACGACAGAGGCAGACCCGCTCTGGGTGTTTTGCTGCGTAACAATCTCGGTGTTGAGATTGTACGGGTACTGCACCTGAATGACTGGTGACAGTTGCCCAGTAAGTAGTTCGCCAAAAGCTGTCTTGCCTTCTGGCGGAAATGTTACCTGCAACGCCTTGTGGTCTGTGACTGTTGCAGTCGTGTTACCGATACCCGAGATAACAGACTTAACCACTTTGGCATCTGCATCATCTGCAATGGAAAAGTTAATCGGGGCAATGCCCTGCTCCCAACTGCCATAGTAGGTGTAAAACCTTAAATAGCTCTGAGCGCCTGTATCGTTGACCAGTCTTACCCTGAAGTATCTCGGCCCTTTAACAGCAACATGAAACTCATGGATGCCAGAAGCTACGGTAAAGCCAGCAGTCGGGAACGTGTCTGCGTTGGTGCCGTCATTTGAGAAGTCAAAGTAAAGCGTCCCGCCATTATCGGCCTTGCAAGAAACCAGAACATTAGGATAGTCGTTTTGCTCCCACGTACCCGTAAAGGTAGAACCAGAACCGAGCGGAGTAGTGGAGCTATTGCCGCCTGTTGTGGGGCTGACAATGCCGAAACCCGCATCACCAAAATAACTCATATAATCATCCAGTCCGTATCATCTTCGTCGTAGTAGACATTTGGCCCATCCCTCGGCCCTGTGAGCGCCACGGTAGAAACCCCGTCAATCGTTTCTGAGCCTTCCGTGGCAAGCGTTACTCCACCTGAACCCTTGCGCTTGATTGAGACTCTGTGCAAGTCCTTGGCCCCTGAGTGAAGCGTTATCGTCTGAGTAGTCGTGCCTGTGGTAACAACGACCTCCCAGGCTGCTTTAGGGTCTGTGGTGTAATCGCCGGAAGTGCGTGTAACGGTAGGGGTTACAAGCTCATAAATATCCCAAGTGGCTTGCTTTAGCTCCTCAAGGTCTTTTGCGTTGAGAGGGTAGCGGAAATCCCTGTTAGACATTTAGAGGGCTCACATCAACCGTAGCATCGACAATATCTATGCCTGCGTTGGCCGTTGTTGTGATCTTAAATACGCCCTCTGAGCATACCCCCCAAGGAGTCGGTAGCGGGTAGTTCTTTACGCCAGCAGTAACCGTCAGGGTCTTTGCAGTTCCGAAAGTGCCGCCATCTTCCGCAAAGGAAACCGAAACCGTACCCGAGGCAGTAGCCTCAATCGTCAGCCAGATGCCATTGACTGCTACCCGCCTTGTGTCTGCGCCAACCAGTTCCGGCCCAACCGTTTCGGTAAACAGCGTCCTTGTGATGTTGGAGCTATCGTCCTGATAGGTCGTTTCCGAAAGCTCATAGATTTTCGAGTTCAAACCAACCAGGGTCTTGCTGTAAGCATCAGCATGAGCGAGAACGGGGTAACGGTTCCCGTCAGAGTCCTTTCTTTGCGACCACTCCGCAGAGGCAACGTGATAAGTCCAGGCCACGGAGGGAAACACGAAATCCACAAAGTTTGTCTGCCGATACTCGTAAGCGGAAACCACGCAATCAGAAATGTTGTTGTATGTACTCCACTCCTCTGCAATCGCAGGGGTATAGATGGGCTGGTATTGCAGACCGCTCATCATGTTGGGTCGGCCATACTGGTCGAGGAAAAAGATCGTATCGTCTATCGAGTCAACCGCATAAACACCCGCAATGCCCCGCTCAATTACTTGCTGACGATTTGCCGGGGGTCTGCCAGAGCCAGTGCGCCAAATCTCCGTGGACTGTTCGCCAAAGAGATAAAGTAATTGGTTGTGCGCGTAAACCCGAATCAGGTCATCCGCAAAACTTTCTGCCGTGGCGAAATCCAGGGCGTTGAAGTCTGTCGCGTCATCTACCGCAGAGGAATTAAACTGCCCGTTTGGTTGGTCAAACCAAAACCTGAGGTCGAGGTAAGCTGATGACTTCGCTGTGTCCGTAATATCCGCATCGGTTACGGTGACAAGCCCACCCGCTACGGTGTAAACGTAAATCTTCGCGCCCGTTGATCCTGTCGTAATGACAAGTTGCGTCCCGTCTGTTTCTAGGACGCACATCTCCGACCCGTCGATAGTCCCGATAGAGGTCAGTGCGCCGCTAGAGTCTACGGATGACAGCGTGGTGTCATAAATCACGTAAAGAACGCCAGCCATCACCTCCATGCCACGGAAAATCTTTGTGTTCCCGCCAAAGGTGTAAGCTGTCGAAAGCGTGAATTGGTCTGTGTTGTTGTTTCCGTCTGGGGAGAAGTTGTGAATATACGCCTTAGTCCCAGAGTCCCCGAGAGCAATGCCCTGATCCGGCCAGAAAAAGAACCCGCTATTCCACCAACTTTCGCCCGTCGATGAGGTGAAGGTAAAGGTCAGCCAGTTCTGTGAAATCGGCCCCTCGTGGTCGTTGGGGTTAAAGTCAACCGTGGGGGAAACTGTTGCGTCAGTGCCGCCAATCAGCATTACCCGCCCCATTTCTCCGTCGAAAAGCGAGGTTGTGCCGCGCAGCAGTCCGGCAACTTCCAGCCTGGACGAGTTGGTTCTAAGCATCGTGGACTCACCATGCGCCACCGTGGCCCCCAACTGACTCCAAGAAATAGACCCCTGGGCCGTTCTGAGAGGGTCTGTAGAGGTGTAAAACAGCACGTTAGACCCTGACCAAGTAACCCTTACCCAAAGACCGTCAGCGGAACTCCAAGACGGCGTAGCTGTTGATGTTGATGTGGCTGTGGCCGAGGTGCCGTCAGAGGACGAGGCGAAAACTAGGTCTCCCGCTGTGTCAAACCCGAAATACCAATCCTTAGTGGCCGATCCCTCCCACTTGCTGAATATAGTCTGAAACGCCGACGGGGTTGAATCGTCAGGAGAAACCCAGGCAACAATGGTGAAATCATCGTCCGTAAAGTATTGGGCTGGGTCGTGCGCCGTATACGCAAAGCGTGTCCCTTGATAGGTAATCATCGGGGGATTTGACAACGCATGAGAGTCTAGCGTTGATACCACGCCGCCAGTGGATACGTCGCTAGGGTCTGACAAATAAAACTCTTTGTGCGGATCCGCGCCCCTTGATATGACGTACAACCGGGAATTGTCGGCAGAAATCTCAAGCCCTGCAGGCGTGGTTTCCACTACCGTCCCAAGACTCAAAAACTTCCCGCTGTATGAGGCCGTGGTTAAATCGTAACCAGAGGACAGGTCGTACTGCCAGATTCTTTGCTCTGATGTAGCCGTCAGGACTGACCCGTTAGCAGCGGCAAGGAATAACTTTGTGCCGTCCGAGTTAAATACCCCGGTATAGGGGAAGCCGCCACCTAGTTGTGTGGCAAAGCTGAAAGAAACGGAATCGTAAGAGAGTGAGGTGGTGTCCCATGCCGGAGACAGGGAATACTGATAAACCGAGTCATCGGTATCAAACACATACATTTTCAGGCCGTCAGGCTTAAAGAAAACGCCAGCCGGATCAGGTGTGGGGTGGGTCAGCGCCGTTTCCGTGATGCTGCCAGCAGAAGTAATGTCCCAGGCCACAGAAAGGGTGGACTCACAAACCGAGTTTGTTACCTGATCGACAAAAAACACCTTGGTGCCGGAGGCGTGGAGCCTTATGTCGCGGTCAAGGGTGGAGTTTGAGAAAGCGTGATTCTGCGAAAATGATGCAGCCCCTTCTGTGTCAGAGGCAAAAGCCACCTGCCCAGGGAATTGCCGATAGCCGCCCCGAGTATGCGGGTACATATTGACCGGACACTGCTCTGTTACTGGCCTCCGGCTAGAAAGGTTCTGGCTTGAAAGAGGGAGTCTAGCCTTCACTCGACACAAATCTCCCCGGCGTCATTGATTGACACGCCACTACGGTTCTGTGCAATTTCCTCCCAATCCATTTCCGCCAACTTGCCGCCCTTCCTGACCTTTTCTTTCTTGGCCTTTCCGGGCCTCGGCTCTTTGACTTTCTTCGGCTTTTTCATGCGAACAAGCAGCCTCCTCCTGGCGCGATATAGGAAATTTCTGTTCCCCAATACAGTTGGTGAAAAAAAACAATCGGGTCATCTAAAAAGCGAAACTTCAAACCGTTGTACCAGCCATGCAGGCAAGATACCTCGGCCACTAAATGTCGCTCGTTACGTCATACTTGTAAGAGAATGACAGCCCAGGCATCTCAACCGCCATAGAGATATTGTTATCTGAGTCCAAGTTGTCCTCTGACTTTGAAATCTCTGCCATGAGCGGCGGTGGTACTTCCGTGACGCGAAACTCGTTAATCAAGTCCCTCGCCAAAAGGTTCTTCAAGTCCCTTACCTGTTCTTCATACAGGTCGAGCGTGTCCGTAGTAGCAGAGGGCGTCGGAATGTGCAGACAGTTATCCGCTGTCAGTTGGGCTATGAGGTCTTGCAGCACCGTGAAGGCGTCGCCATTGGCCGAAGAATCATAATCAGCGTAAGACGTACCTTGCAGTCTCAGGCCGAGCTTCAGCGTGGCTGAGTCGATTATGTTCTGTGCAGTAGCCATTCATATACCCTTTTTGATATGCCCCCATCCCACTCACAAGCGCCAGGAGCGCCCTCGGTGTTCTTGGGAGTCCAATCGGTTTGTAATTCAGTGTTAAGAAAGGTCGAGAGGCTAAGTAGCTCGGCCTCCCGATCTTCCTCAATAAAGAAGAAATGAACATTCTGCATTGTTGCCAGCAGCAAAAGCGCCAGCCACATTGCATCCCATTCACTTCGTTTCCTGCCTCTCTTG